CCGGCAAGGTCGTGTTGCTGCCGCGTGAGCAAGATCAGTTCGAGCTGCTGGCCAGACGCTATGGAAAGACCGGCGATTTCAGCCTGCTCAAGCTGACGCCCTCGCACCTCGACATGCTCAACCACTCGGGACCGATCGAGGGCCTCGCGGAGCGGCTATCGCTGGAATAGATGGTCAGAAGAGGCGTATCGTGCTCAGCGATGGCCACCACGGTGCGCAAGAAGTCAGCACCGGATGTGATCGGCACGCAGCAGCGCCCGTTGGCCGCGGTGCCGAAGCCTCCGAAGCCTCTTTCGACGCGGCAGCGCCAGTGGTGGCGGGTGCTGTGGCGCACGCCGGTCGCGGCCACCTGGACGCACAGCGACGAGCCGCTGGTGTGGACCTTGGCAACGCTCTATGCCCGCAACGAAGAGCCCGACGCCGGTCCCGGTGTCGCCGGCCAAATCGCCAACATCGGTTCGCAGCTCGGGCTCAGCCCCCGTAGCCGCATCGTCCTCACAATCGAGGTGCGTTCCGACGAGCCCACCGACCTCACCCCGGGTCGACGCCGGTTCGCTGGCATCGAGGTCGCCTAGGTGCTCACCATCGGCGACGAGGTTGCCGCTTGGGCGGAAGATCACCTCGCCTGGGGGCCACACGAGCCGTTGCGGTTGACCGAAGACCAGGTGCGCTTTCTGCTCCGGTTCTACGAAACCGACGACACGGCCCGACGACTGATACGGACCCGGGGCGTCTACTGCCGACCGAAGGGCGCCGGCAAGTCACCGTTGGGGGCGATCATCGGCGCGGCCGAGGCATATGGCCCCGTGATCCCCGACGGCATCGACGGCCACGGCATGGCCGTCGGCAAGCCCCGCGGCAAGGGCGAAATCCTGATGTTGGCCACCGAAGAGGGCCAGGCGTCCAACACCTATGGCCCGTTCTGCGACCTGGTCACCTACGGCCGGCTACAAGGCGATTTGGCGCTCGATGTCGGGCTCACCCGCACGCTCGGCCGCGACGGCACGGTCGTGATGCCCCAGTCGGCCGGCTCGGTGTCGAAAGACGGCCGGCGGACCGACTTCGTCACTTTCGAGGAAACCCACCTGTGCACGTCGCCCCAGCTTCGCGACCTCATCGCCGTGATGCGGCGCAACGTTGCCAAGCGCAACGGGCGCAGTCTCGAATTGACCACCGCCTGGCGGCCCGGGGAACGCTCCGTCGCCGAGCTGAGCTTCGAGTACGCCACCGCCGTCCGTGAAGGCCGGCTCCCCGACCAAGGGCTGCTGTTCGACCATCGGGAAGGCCCCGACCCGCTCGACTGGGACAACGACGACGAGGTCATCGCCTGTCTCGAAGCCGCCTACGAGGGCTGCCCATGGATCGACGTTGACCGCCTGATGATCGAGGTCCGCGACCCCACCGTCGACCGGGCCGACATCGAGCGCTACTTCCTCAACCGCATCGTCGCGCGCAGCGACGCCTATGTGGACCCACGCATGTGGGCCGGCCTGGCTGGTGGTGTGCGTCCCCAGCCGGGCGAATCGGTGACGCTGGGGTTCGACGGGTCGTGGACCGACGACGCCACGGCGCTGGTGGTGGTCGGCATCGAGTCGGCTACCGCGCACCTCGAAGTGATCGAAGAGGCCCCCCCGGCTGCCCGCGGGTGGGAGGTCGATCAGCGATCGGTCGACGCTGCGGTCAGCCGGGCTTTCGACAGCTACAAGGTGGAGCTGTTCTACGCTGACCCGCCCCGCTGGCAGGACTGGGTGGCGGCCTGGCAGGACCGCTGGGGCGACAAGGTCCGCCCCTGGTACACCTGGCGCGAACGGCAGATGCACGCCGCCCTCGAACGGCTGCGTGACGCCATCGCCTCGGGCGGGCTCGCCCACTGTGGCGAGGACGCGCTCGACCGCCACATGGCCAACGCCACCCGACGGGCCACTCGCTCGGGCTACGTGTTGCAGAAGCCGCCCGGCCGGCCCGGCTCGAAGATCGACGCCGCCATGGCCCTGGCGCTTGCCTGGGAAGCCCGCGCCGACGTGTTGGCCAAGGGCTTCGGCCGACGGCGCAGCGGACGACTGGTGGCGTTCTGATGCGGCTCAACGCCCAGCGCCAATTCGTGATGTGCCGCTGCGGAGCGAGCTACACGGTGGAGTTCCTACGGGACCGGGCCGAGCAAAGCGCGCCCCACTGTCCGATGTGTGGCAGCCCCGTGTGCGACTTCTGTGGCCGAGCCCTACCGGAGCCAAAGGCGCCGCACCCATGACCAAGCTCCGCTACGCCACATGTTGCCAACCAGGGTGCGGCGAGTTGGCAGGCCCACGCGGGTACTGCCCCGCGCACTCGCCCGCACCCTGGTCGGGCCGAACCGGCGCCACTCGGCGCAGCGTCCTCGGTGTCGGCGAAGGCACCTGGGCGCGGCTGTGTGGCGCCGCTCGGCGCCGCGATCGGGTGTGCCGGCGCTGCCGTCGTGGCCCGACCGACGAGGTCGACCACCTCGTTCCCACGGCGTGGCGCCGGCCCCCCGCCCATTTCGGCGACCACCTGGCCGGCCTCGTCTGCCTGTGCCGGCGCTGCCACGCGGTCAAGACCAACCGCGAGGCCATCTTGGGCCGTACCTACGGCTCGCCGCCCCCGGCCGCCGTCATCGACCGCCATGTGGCCTGGTGGCTCGACCAGCTCGACGGAGTGACCCGTGCTGCTCTCTGACGCGTCCCCCGAAGTGCAGCTCATCGAGTTGGCCCGCGCCCTGGCCGCCCAACGACCCGTGCTCGACGTGTACGAGCGCTACTACGTGGGCGCCGTCCCGTTCCATCTGCAAGAGGCCCGCTACGCCGAAATCTACCGGCGCATGCAGCGAGAGGCCCGCCCCAAATGGGCCAAGCTCATCGTCCTCGCCGCGGCCCAACGACTCGCCATCGAAGGCTTCTTGACCAGGGGCGCCACCGAGCCCGACGACGAGCTATGGGCCATGTTCGTCGGCAACAATCTCGACCAGTCCCAGCACGAAGTACACCTCGAAGCCATCCTGCACGGCCGGGCCTATGTCACCGGATGGCCCACCCCCGACGGCGTCCGTTGTGTCCCCGAGTCTCCTTACGAAGTCATCCACTGGCGCAGCCCCGACCGGACCAACATGGTCGCCCTCAAACTGTGGAACGAGGGCACCACCATCCGGGCACGGCTCTTCACCCAAGACGCCGTCTACGCCTGGGCCGCCGACATCGACGCCGTCCGCGTGCAAGAAGACGTGACCTCGGCCAACGCCGAATCCATCGCCCGCGGTGACCTCGGCCACAACCTGGCCGGTTTTGACCTCAACAGCCAGATGCCCTCGGTGTGGAAAGCCGACGGGCCGGCGATCCCCAACCCGTTCTACCCCTACCTGCCGGTCGTGCCTTTCGTCGCGGGCGCCCGCATGGGCGACACCCTCGGACGCTCCGACCTGCAATCGGCGCTCGACATCTTGGACCGCATCATGGCCCTTCAAATGGACCTCTTGTTGGTGTCCAAGGTGATGGGCTTCCCGGTGCGTTGGGCCTCGGGTATCGAAGTCCCCACCGACGCCGAAGGCAACCCGGTCGGTACCCAGGCGTTCACGACCGCGATCGAACGCTTCCTCACGACCGACAACCCCGACGCCCGGTTCGGACAGCTCCCCGCGGCCGATCTACGACAAATCAACTCGGTGGTGTCGTCCACCATCACCGAGCTGGCGGCGTCGACCGAGACACCGTCATCGGTGCTCGCCACCGCCAACCTCGCCAACCCGGTGTCGGCCGAAGCCCTGCGCGCCCAGGAGATACCTCTGGTGCACCGGGTGAAGCGCCACCAGCGCTCGTTCGGCCCGAGCTGGGTCCATGTGGCTCGGCTGCTCTCGGCGACGCTCGACGGCGAAATCGAGGCCATGTGGACCGACGCTGAGGTCCACTCCGAGGCCGCGCTCACCGACGCCCTCGTCAAACAGGTCACGTCGCTGCGGGTGCCGTACCAGGCGGCCTGGGAAATGCTGCCCGGCACCACCCCGGCCACCGTGGCCCGCTGGCGACTCATGCTGGCCGAGCAGAACATCGAAGACCGCCTGGCCGAAGCCGTCGCCCAAGCCGGCACCACGGCCACCGCGCCCGCCGGCCCGCCGCCGTTGGAGGTCACCCAGTAGTGGCCGACCCCACGCTGCTGCGCGTCGTCACCGAGGTGTCCAACTCGGTCGTGATCGACACCGAAGACCGGGTGCGGGCCATCTGGAACGCGCTCGATGACCTCAGCGACGAGGCCGGCCAGCGCGCCATCGACGCGGTCGTGCCCACCGTCGGCGCCGGCCAACGGACCCTGGTCGACCTCAACACCACCTACCTCAACCGGGTGACCGGGACGCACTTCCTGCCGCCCGAGGTGGCCTTGCTCATCCCCGAGGCGACCTGGAACCGTTCGCCGCTCATCCAAGCCCGCCGGCTCATGTCCGAGGGCGCCGAGCTGGCCGCCGCCCTGGCCGACGCCGCCAATCGAGCGGCACAGGTGCACACGGGCGACCTGTTCCGGGCGCGCTCCGACGCGCTCGCCGTGCTCGGGGGCGGGCTCGATCAGGTCCGCCCGGTGCGCTGGGCGAAGATGCCCGGCCCCAATGCCTGTGAGTGGTGTCGCACCGTGTCAACCCGGCTCTATAGCCGAGCAGACTCCATCCCCGTTCACCTCAATGACCGATGCCCGTGCAACGCAATCACGCCCCAAGAGGACATGAGCGGGTACACGAACGCCGGGACCATATGGGGAAATGAGCCCCGGTGGCGCTCGAGGATTTCCTCACAAGAGCTACGGGACATTCAGTTGCGCATGGCGGCCGATGCCCAAGAGCGGGCCGCCCAAGCAACCCAATCCATGTTCTCCCAAGCCGCATGAAAGGAAGGGGGTGACCAATGTCCACCACCGAGCCCGAGGTCCCTGCGACGGAACCCGAGCCCGTGCCCGAGGTGCCCGACGAGAGCACCGAGACGCCCGACGAGGGCGAGGGCGACGACGAGAGCGCACCTAGCGAGCCTCCCGATGGTGACCTGGCCGGCAGAGAGGCCAAGGCGCGTCGGGAGGCGCGCAACCTCCGACAACAGCTCAAAGAGGCCCGTGCCGGTCACGACCAAGCCATCACCGATGCCGTGGCCACAGCCAAGGCCGAATCCGCCGAGCAGATAGCCGACCTCGAAAGCCAACTGTTGGAGGCGCGCGCCGAGCTACACGCCGTGGGCAAGTTCAAGAACCCCAAGGACGTAACCCACTTCATCGACGTGCACGACATCCCGCTCGACAAGCTCGATGAGGCCATCGCCAAGCTGCTCCGCGAGCGGCCCTACCTGGCCGCCGTCGACAACAACAACGTCCCCCAAGGCCCACAGAACGGCCACCAGCCGACCAACGGCGGCGCCAACGACTGGCTCCGCGAACAATTGCAACGGGGAGCCAACCGATGAGCGACCCCGACGACGATTTTCTCGACGGCATGTGCGATGACGACTTCGAGGTCCCGCACCCCAACACCGACGAGGAAACCCCCTACGTCGTGCTGTTCTGCGACGACCTCGATCCCGACGAACATGTGAAAGACCGTGAGCGCCTAGAGCACGAGGCCCGGGAATGGTACGAGCTGTTCGAGGACGGCCGGGCGGTGCTCGATGGGACGTGACACCAACCTCGCCAATCGCCTGCGCGCCGCCGGCCTCCGGGTCGTGGAATGCAGTGGGTGGCAGTCCCGTGGCAGTAGCGATTTCAGCCCTCGTGGCAGTGTGAACCATCACACCGCCGGACCCAGCTCAGGGGCCACACCGAGTTTAAACACTTGCATTAATGGCCGTCCTGATTTGGCCGGTCCGCTCTGCAACGTGATGCAGTCGCGAGAGCCCGACGGCAACGATATTGCCTACGTGGTGGCGGCTGGACGAGCCAACCATGCCGGGTCAGGTGGCTGGAAGGGACTCTCGGGAAACAGCTCGGTGTGGGGCCTCGAAATCGAGCACACGGGCACGTCGCCTTTGAGCCAAGGTCGTCAGCAGATAGCCGCTCGCATCCACGCGGCCATGTTCGGCGGGGACCCGTCAATGGTGTGCCAACATTTTGAGTGGACCTCGCGGAAGATAGATGCTGCGACCGGCGTAGACCCCAACGCATTTCGCCAAATGGTCGCCGCTGGTGGCCAGGCCCCGGTGCCGCCACCGCCGAAGCCGTCGCCGTGGTACCGGCCCTACATACTCACGCCACTCGGCTACCAGCCGACCAGTTAGGAGGATTCTCCATGGCCGACACTCCGACGCCGTACCCCTACCGGGTGCAGCACGTCTCGCACAGCTCGGTGATCTTCATGGTCTACGCCAACGGCGCCGTCCGGTGGATCGGTCCCGGCGAGAACGAGGCCGCCCGCGGTGGACCATTGGTCAAGATCAGCGACGAGAAGGAGTACAACCGCCTCATGTGCGCTGCCTACGCCGTCATGGGCGTCGCCCCTCCCGCCAACAACCGGCCGTGAACTTTTACCGAGGCGCCACCCGAGTCGGGGTAGCCATGGCCTGTGTCGGCTCGGCCTTTCTGCCTCTGGTCGACCGCACCCCCGACAACTCCGACCGGGTGCTGGCCGTCATCACCGCAGCCGTCGCCGCCGTGCTCATCTGCTCGGTGCTCTTCTACGACAAGTTCCCCGCTCGGTTGGTTGACCTGGCCGCGGTCGTGGCGTCGGTCGCGTTGTTCACCGACGGGTGGGAGTCGATCCTGACGCACGAGCAACGGACCAGCTCGATATGGCGCACAGTGCTGCTCACCTGGGGGGCCGGCGTCGTGGCGCTGACCATCATGCTCGACGCTCGGCGACAGCGGGTGGCCCAGCCATGACGTGGGACCAATTCACCGCGGGCGTGCTCTCGCTCGCACTCGTGGCCATCACCCGCCTCGTAGACCACTGGCTACCGGCGACCACGCCGCCTACTATCGAACCCGAGGCCCGCAATACCTCGGGAGACGCCCCGGAGGCGCCCGCATAGAGGACCCGGAGGCCCACGGGATCACCCAGGCGGTGTGACCGAATCCCCATCGGATTCGCACCCACTGAGGTGACCCATGCCCGTCATCGAGCGGCCAGATATCTCTGGCCCCGTCCCCGCGCCGGGCTCCCCCGGAATCCTGGTCCCCGTCGAGTACAGCCGCGACATCATCACCGGGGCCACCGAGGGCAGCTTCGCTCTGCGCAACTTCACCGTGCAGCGCATGCCCGCCGGCATCGTTGCCATGCCCGTCATGTCCGCCTTGCCCGTCGCCGACTGGGTGAAGGAAAGCCCCCTCACCGGGGCCGGCTCCAACGAAACCAAGAAGCCGACCACCGAGGCCACCTGGAAGACCGCCATCCTGCAAGCCGAAGAGGCCGCGGCCATGGTCGTGGTCCCCGAGGCCGTCATCTACGACGCCTCGGTCGACCTCTTCGCCGCCCTGCGGGACCCGCTCACCACCGCCCTCGCCCGGGTCGTGGACGACGCCATCCTCTTCGGTGGCAGCGGCACCCACAAGAAGCCCACCTCGTGGGAGAACGGCATCGTCACCCAGGCCGCCGCCGCAGCCAACGCCCAGGAAGTCGCCGACGCCGAGGGCACCGATTTCGCCCAGCAGGTCAGCGACGCCATGGGCGAGCTAGAGGCCATCGGCTACATGCCGAACCTCATCGGCGGCGGCCCCACCCTCTCGGGCCGCTTCCGTTCGATGACCGACCAGATGGGCCGGCCGCTCTACTTCGACAACATCCGCAACGACACCAACCAGGCCCGCATTTGGGGCACCAACATCGACATCGCCCGCAACGGTGCCTGGGATGACACCGTCGCCCTCGCCGCCGTCTTCGACACGTCCAAGATCGTGGTCGGCATCCGCGAGGACATCACGTTCAAGGTGCTGTCCGAGGCCACCATCGACGTGAGCCCCGCCCGTGACGGCAGCCAGCTCATCTACCTGGCCCAGCAGGACTGCGTCGCCCTGCGCGTGCGCTACCGGGTCGCATGGACCCAGGTGCAGCCGGTCGGCTCGCTCGGCTCCGGGTTGCCGGCGGTGGCCGTGACCCCTTTCGTGACGACGCCCTAGCGCTATCCGAGCTGTCGTCGGGTGATGACGGTGCCGAGACGTACGACTCCGGCGACCACACCATCGCTGAGGTCTTGGACTATCTCGATGAGCACCCCGACCAGCTCGACGCCGTGGAAGCTGCCGAACGGGCCGGTAAGGCCCGGGTCACATTGCTCAACGAGCTAGAGGCGCGTCGTGGCGAATGACGACTCTGGCCCTGGTGCCGCTCGAAGCCGCCAGCGGGGCGGCATCGGGGCCAGGTTTCGGGAGGTCTGGCGTGCGTTCCGAGGGGAACGAACGACGCCAGACCTCCCGGCCACATCCGACCTAGACATGATCCCCGACGACGAGGAACCGCACGAATGATTTGGGCCTGGCTCGGCGACACCGTCACCATCAGCGACACCGTCACCGCCATCGACGGCAACCCCGTCGACCTCACGGGCGCCACCGTGCAAATCGCCTTCGCCGGCCAGCCCGAGATGACCGACGACGCCGTCATCGAAGACGCCGCCGCCGGCACCGTCAGCTACACCACCGAAGCCGACGCCACAGGCGTCTTCCAAACCCGGTGGCTGGTCAGCATCGGCGGCGGCGGACCCACCACCTACCTCGGCCCGTCGCTGCGCATCGCGGACGCCGACAACATGTGGGCCACCCCCGCCGACATCGAAGCCATCACCGGCAAGACCTACCCGCCCGAAGATGCCCTCCGGGCCATCGACGCCGCCACCGTGCTCATTGCCTCGTGGCTGTGCGTCCCGGTCCCCGACCCGCTGCCCCCCGAGTTCACCGTGGCCACCGCCATCATCGCCGGCGCGTTGCTCGACGCCCCCGAAGCCGGCGACCGCGTCGTGTCCGAAACGATCGGCGACTACACCTATCGGCTCTCCGCCGCCCCCAACAAAGACGAGCTGCGCAACGAGATTCGCCACCTGCTCGGCCCCTACCTGTGCGGCAACGCCATGTCGGTCCGGGTGTGGCCCGGTGGCCCCGTCTGGTGGGACGACATCACCGAGTACCAACCCGACGCCGAAGGGCTCTGGCGCTCGTGAGCGACGGCTACAACGCCCTCCTACGGCTCTCGGCCGCCGTCCGGCACCGTGAGGACACCGTCGATGCCGTCGGCGACGTAGCGACCACAGAGACGGTCGTAGAAGGCGTCCCGTGCCACGCCTACCAGCGCTACCTGTGGGAAGAGACAGACGGCCGCATGCTCGGGGTCGAAACCCTCATCGTGCACCTGCTCGCCGACGTGGCGGTGACCACAGGCGACCGCATCGACATCACCTGGCCCGACGGCACCGGGGTCCGCCACGCCGAAGTGATCGGCCCCCCCGCCCGCCGTGTCCGCGCCCGCACCGGCAAGGTGCACCACATCGAGTGCCGCACCCGGGAGATTGCCTAGATGCCCTCCCTCCCCCGCCCCGGCATCAGCGGCCGTTTCGGCGCCCGCCGCATTGCCCGCGGCCTCACCCGCAAGAGCGGCCAGTTCCACGTCAGTTTCCAGTTCGCCCCCGACTGGGAACGCAGCACCAAGAAGGCCGTCGACCCCAGCGGCCGAGAAATGGCCCGCCGCACCCACGACGCCATGGCCGACGCCATGCGGCATGAGAGCCGACGCAACCCGGGCGGCGGCACCGCCACCGACGACGACGGCTGGCGCGCCGGCATCGGCAGCCCGCCACAGACCCACACCCACTGGCACCTACTCGAATTCGGCGGTGGCTACCACTTCGCCCGTTCCCCTGTCCGCAACGCCCTACGCCGCCTCGGCAAGTACCGGCCCGCCCGATGATTGACCTGGAAGCCACCGCCTCGCAGACATTGCGAGCCGACAGCGACATCGACAACCGCGTCGACGGACGGGTGTGGCTCAACATGCCGGCCAAACCCGCGTTCCCGGCCATTCTCATCCGCCGCACGGGCGGCGTACACGAGGTCGCCTTTCAGGGCGCCGTCTTCACCGACCAGGCGGAGCTAGACCTGCACTGCTACGGCGGCAGCCGGGTCGAAGCCCTCACCCTCGCCCAGCGGGCGCTGACGGTGCTGTGCGGGGCCACCGACACCTTCACCGCCAAGCCGTTCTCGCTGTTGCGTATCCCCGACAGCACCATGCCCCAAGACAACGGCCGCGACCGTGAGCGCTACATCCTCACTGTCTCGGTTGCCGGGCACTAGCAGTCGTTCTCGACCAACGCATCCGCGTAGGCCCGTTGGGCACCCGCGACATCGCCGTCGCCGAGCAGGATGCCGATGGCATTGATCGTGGCCATGTGGTCGGTGTCATCGACCTTCGGGGCCAGGTTGTAGAAGGCGTTGGCTGAGCTGGTGGCGGGGTCGAGCGCGGTGAGCCGATCACAAACCGACGACCGCCCGTCGCCGCCGGTCAAGGTGACAAGGGCGACTGCGGCCAACACGATCAGGACGGCGCCCATGAGCACCGCGATGCGGTCGCTACGGCTTCGCAGGATGGGGGACATTCGGGGTGGTTCCTCTCTCTACTTGAACGGCTGACCAGCCTACTTGAAACCACCCTGTGTGCCACTATCCACCGCGCACCGCGCGAGGTACGATGCGGCTGTCCGGGTCGGCTGGCGGCCACCCAGGAGTCGGATGGAGCGACGAGGTATCCCCTCGAAGCGCTCCGGGGCCAGGTATCCCCAGCCCCAAGGAGCCCTCCATGGCCCGACTCGCAGAGGACGTTGTCGTCCCCTCAGGTGGCGATGTCTACCAGGCGCCCGTCGGCACGGTGCTGCCCACCGACCTCACCACACCACCCGCCGCTCCGTGGGAGAACGTCGGATTCCTCTCCGACGACAACCCGCCCACCATCACCGGCCTCACCCGCGACCCCACCGACCTCTTCGCGTGGAACGTCGACACGGCGCTACGCACCTCGCTGGCACCGGCCGCCCCCGTGCTCAACATGGAGCTGTTGCAGCTCGAATCGGAGGACCCGCTCAAGCTGTTCTTTGGCGGCGGCACCTACACCCCCGGTACCCCGCCGGCCGTCGACCAGTTCGACGCCCCCAACCTGTCGGCCCCCGTCGAAATGGCCACCCTCGTGGACGTGGTCGACGGCACCAAGCTGCTGCGGTTCTGTTTCCCCAAGACACAGACCCGAGCCAACGGCGACATCGCTCTTGGCCGTGGCGCTTTCGCCACCATGCCGATCGCCATGTCGATCCTCGTGCCCAGCTCGGGGTCGTGGTGCACCATCCTTATCGCCCCCAACCCGGCCGCACTCGAAGCCGAGGCACCCGAGGAAGAGGCCGCCGCGTGACTGTGGCGGCCACCACCAACGGTGACCGCCCGCACATCGACCTGAACGCCATCCTCGGGCAACGGGCCGCGGTGCGCGATGTCACCCTTGGCGAGCACACCTACCAGTTCCGTCCGCTGAACCTCGTCACCGCCGAAGCCATGGAGAAAGGCGATGTTGTCGCCGCGTTCCGGGGCCTCATCGTCGGCGACGACGCGGGCGAACGGTTCCTCAACGACATGCCGGCCGCGGCGCTGCCCGAGGTCATCAAGGCCATCTACGGCGAGGACGCCTTGGGGGAAGTCGAGCGGCCGTCGCCTGGCTCAAAGCCAAGCAAGGCCGCATCGAAGCCCTCGAAGCGGACCTCCACGCCCAAGGCCGCTCGCTAGCGGAGTTCCTGACGATGCCGGCGC